AGGATCGCTATCCGCATAGACAAATAGTTATATTTCCAGACCCCGCTGCAAGACAAAGGAAAACCAGTGCGGGTGGTAGAACAGATTTAAGTATTTTGCAAAACGCTGGATTCCACGTTAAAGCAAAATCAAAACACGATGTCGTAAGAGATCGGATTAACAGCGTAAACGCACGTTTAAAAGCGGCAGATGGCGAAAGGCATCTATTTATAACAGCGAACTGCAAACAAGTGATTAAATCGCTTGAGAGGCAGACTTACAAAGAGGGTACTTCTATACCCAATAAAGATGACGGTTACGACCATATGAATGATGCTCTGGGTTATTTAGTTTCCTATTTATTTCCAGTTCAGACAATCTATGACGTAGAGCAACCAAAGCGTTGGACATAATATGCAAACAGACATTGAATACACATCAAAAGACTACGATGATAATAAAGAATCATGGGAGTTTTTTCTGCGCTCTTACATGGGTGGACAAGATTATAAAGACGGACAATACCTTACTCGATACGTAAATGAGGACAAAGATTCTTACGGCAGACGTATCGACTTAACAGCAATCGATAACCATTGTCGTAATATCGTACACATTTACTCTAGTTTTCTTTGGAGAGTGCCACCGACTAGAAATTATAATAGTTTGGCAAACGATCCAGCACTTGAATCATTTATTAATGATGCTGATTTAGATGGTCGTTCAATTAATGCTTTTTTGAGAACTGCACAAATTTGGTCTAGTGTGTATGGCAATGTATGGATTATTGTTGATAAACCACGTTCAAACGCACAGACAAAAGCCGAAGAATTAGATCAAGATATACGCCCTTATGTAACATTGTTTACGCCAGAAAACGTGTTTGATTGGAAATATGAGCGCAGCGCATCGGGTCGATTTGTTCTGTCATATCTCAAGGTGCGTGAATCTATTCAATATCTATCTGAAACAGAAAAAGAAACTTACTACAAAGTATTTACACGAGAAAAAGTTGATACGTATCGCGTAATCAATCACGAAACAGAAACGCTCATTGATTCTGTCGAAAACGCATTGGGTAAAATACCCGCTGTTTTTGTACCCGCACAAAGATCAGTGGTGCGCGGTATTGGTATCAGTGATTTATCAGATGTCGCATATATGCAACGTAGCATTTATCAAGAATACTCTGAGATCGAGCAGCTCATAAGAATTTCAAACCATCCCACATTAGTTAAGACATATGGAACAGACGCTAGTGCTGGAGCTGGTGCGGTCATCAATTTACCAGATGATTTAGATCAAGGTTTAAAACCCTATCAAATGCAACCTAGTGGCTCTAACTTAGACGCGGTAAGAAATTCAATATCTGACAAAGTAGAAGCAATTAACAGAATGGCTCATATGGGAGCCGTTCGCGGAACTGAGGTCATTACACAATCTGGCGTAGCAATGCAGACTGAATTTGAATTACTTAATGCAAAGCTCAGTGAAAAAGCTGACATTTTAGAACTGGCAGAAGAACAAATGTGGACATTTTTTTGCGATTGGCAAGGTGTCAAACCAGATGTTGAGATCAGTTATCCAGACTCATTTGACATACGAGATTACGAAAAAGAATTAAATTTCTTGCAGCAGTTGAAGGCATCTGGCATAAGATCAAATACTCTGACTAATGAGGTCGATAAGAAGATTGCTGATTTGGTTCTTGATGATCAAATATTAGATCAAGTACATACAGAAATCGAAGGACAACCAGCAGAGGTAGCAGGAGAGTTTACAGATAATGACGAAGAGGCAGAGATTGAGGTCTAATGGCTGCCGATACAGATTATGCTGATTTACTCGATAGACTTGCAGCAAGTCACCAACAAAGGCTTGCAAATGCGTTAATTGAGCTTGAAAAGCAGATTGCAGATTTGATGACAACTGCACCATTACGAGACGGTGCATTGTTTGATTTAGAATGGGCGTTATCAGCGCGAACTGATATTAGAAGATTGCTTGATGAGCAGTTTTTAGCAGAGGTTCAGGAAACGATCAAAGATTATCGTAAAGTAGCAAATAGCACCCTTACCATGTTACGAAAATATGGTGATTTTACACAGGTTGATGCAAGCGTTGTAACTCAGCTCCAGCGTTTATCCTTTCAAGGTTTTGAGGCTATCGCAAACGAATATTTAGATATACTCGCAACTGAGGTGTATCAAAACACCCTAACTGGCAGAGCGTTAAGCGAGTCAATAGAAAACCTACGAGGTAGCATCAACGGCATCTACAAACAAAGTGATTCGGTTGAAGCAAACAGATTAGTCGCATTAGCTGCAAATGGAACTGAAAAACAAAAAGCAGATGCAGTCAAAAAATTACAGACTTTATTCGGTCGGGATCGTTTAGGTCGTAATCTTAAAAGATACTCAACCCAAATGATGCAAGATTCACTCATGCAATTTAGCGCATCAATTAACACCGCAATCGGCAATGAAAGTGGTGCAACAAAATGGAAGTATTACGGATCGAATATCGAGGACACTAGAGAGTTTTGTCGTAAGCGATCAGGTAAAACATTTACGCTAGATGAGATTGAGAAAGAATGGTCGGGAACTTGGAAGGGTAAAGCTCCAGGTGATCCGTTCATAGTACGGGGCGGTTATAACTGCCGCCATCATTTTAGACCAATATTTGAGGAGTAATATTATGCCTGGGCATTATGGACACGCAAACAAAAAGAAAAAAAAGAAAAAGAAAAAAATGGTGAAAAGATAAATTTTTAACTACTCATAAGAGGTGCGGAACATGACCGAAGAAAACATGGAAAAACCACAAGTTGAAACTGAAACAACGGCAGAACAAATACAGGAAAAGACGTTTACACAGTCAGAGATTGATAAGATTGTCGCAGATAGGTTGGCAAGACAGGAGCGAAAATTTCAAAAACAAGTTGGTGATATTGATCTTGATCAAGCACGACAAGTTTTGAGAGAGCGAGAAGAAGCCGAACTTAATCTAAAAAAAGAACGCGGTGAATTTGAGGAAATCTTAAAGACTACAGTAAGCAAAAAAGATCAGGAGATAAACGCACTACAAAGCAGATTGCAACACACATTAGTTGATGGTGAGCTAATGAACGCAAGCGCAAAACATAATGCAATATCGCCCGATCAAGTTTCTACTCTTTTAAAACGAAATATTCGTTTATCAGAGGATGGGACAGTTGAGGTAACGGATAATAAAGGTGTTGTCAGATATAACGACAAAGGCGAGTTATTAACAGTTGATCAAGCAGTCTCAGAATTTTTAAACGCTAATCCTCATTTTGTGAGGGCGCAAAGCGGTGGGTCTGGCACTTTGGGTAATTCTGGAGGGTCAGTTAAAAAACAAATGACACATCAAGATATGGTCGATAATTGGAATAACGGAGGCAAAGAGGCTTACGTGAAATCAATGAAAGCCACTTGATATAACGAAGGAATAGAAAAATGGCTGCAACAACTTCAACAACTTTAGACGATCTGTTTGCGAATATTATCTTACAGGCTCGTTTTACAGCAGAGGAACAATCCATCATGCTTGGATTGGTCACAAACTATAACATTGGCGCACAGGCTGGCAAGACGATACAAGTGCCTAAATATCCCGCTGTCGCAGCGGCTGATTTGACCGAAGGGACAGATATGTCTAGTTCTACGGTTAGCACTTCAAGCGTTACAGCAACAATCAAAGAGGTAGGTGCTCAAGTATTACTTACTGACGTTGCTAGGATGGGCGCAGGTAATCCAGCAGTAGAATTGGGTACTGTATTGGGTAATTCTATCGCAAAGAAAATGGATCAGGATTTGATTGCATTGTTTGATGGATTTAGCACATCACTCGGTGCTGCATCACAGGAGATAACGGTTGCTGATATCTTTAAAGCAGCGGCTACTCTAAGGGCTGCAAATGCTCCAGGTTCAGTCGCGGCAGTATTGCACCCTTTCCATGCTTTCCAACTACAAGCAAACTTAACAAACACGTTCGCAAATCCGAATGGTGGAGAAGCTCAGAACGAGGCAATGATGAACGGTTTTGTCGGTTCACTTGCTGGTATTGATATTTATCAATCATCAAACATCACAGTTGATGGTTCTGGAGATGCTAAAGGTGCTGTATTTGTACCAGAGGCACTTGCCATAGCGATGAAGCGTGACTTTGAGATTGAAGTACAAAGGGATGCTAGTTTGAGGGCAGACGAGCTAAACGCAACTGCGGTATATGGCGTTGCAGAGCTTGATGACTCTTATGGAGTCGAAATGTTGTTTGACGCGACATTATAATGATAAATCCCCCACTTTCGGGTGGGGGTTTTTATAGGGTTTAATATGGCAAAGTTAAGACGTACACCATCAATCACAACAAAATCTGGGGTAAGAATTCCTAAAAAATATTTATCTGGGTTGAAAGGTGAGGAACGCAAAAAAAGAATTAGACAACTTGAGCGCATGAAAAAAAGCGGCAAGTTATTGGGATCACTAGCGGGTGATTCTAAAAAGAAAAAAACCAGACGAAGTAAATACACCATCGCATTTGAGAAACGATTTGGCAAAACTAAATAACGCACAAAGAACAGCACTACAGAGAAAAGCAAAGGCGGCTAACGCCCCTTTTAGTGCATTGAAAGCAATCTATTTAAAAGGACTAGGTGCAGCGGTTTCATCGGGTCGTAGACCTGGTGTTTCCCCTAGTGCTTGGGCAATGGCGCGAGTTAATAGCGTTTTGACAGGGGGAAAGGCACGACAAGTTGATGCATTGCAATGGGCAAAAATTAGAGAGTACAGAAAAAAGAGACGCAAAAAATGATTGTGTATCGAGGTGAGCGATTTGAGGGTTATAACAAACCCAAGCGTACCCCAAAACATCCGACAAAATCTCATGCTGTATTAGCAAA